TTTATTTTGTTCAATAATTTTTAATCTCTTTTCTTTATTGATTATTGCTTGACAATTTTTGCATACCGCATTCAATCTACCAATTCTTTTATTTGCATAAGAAAAATATTCATTTGTATTTGGATATTCTGCATTACATTTAGTACATATTCTTGTTTTCGAATCAACAGTAGTACCATGTGTATATCCCATAAAAATCACCTATAACCTTTCATCCTAACCTCAAACAACAACTAAAAATAGCAGTAGAAGTGGGGAGGTTAGGTGTAAAACCCACATACACAAGAATGATCAGTTCTTATGTCTACTGCCATAATCCAACCACCTGCAATCGAAACAGTAACAATCCTCTCATAGTTGGCTATATATTTATTCTCTTTTACACAATTTACAGTTGACTAATTCGACAGATGGCGATAAAATATGTCAAACTTATAAAAGGAGATGATATAATGGTTGAAGTTAAAAACATCAATGGAACATCAAAAGATAGATATTCAAATCCTAAAGGTTGCTCATCTTGGATAACATATTGGGAAAATAAATCTTTACTCCCATTCCCAACATATTGTCAATGTGAGGAATGCTATAATCATGCAAAAGTAGGAGCACACGTTAAGAAAACATATGAAGGCAATAAATGGTACATAGTTCCATTATGCTATGAATGCAATATGAAAACTGAGTCATTTAATGTAGATGAAGCTTACTTAGTAGAAGTAAATGAAGAAAATACCGTTGATTTATGGTAATAGTATAATTAAATGGAGAGTTGACAATACTCTCTATTTTTTTGCATATAAAACCATTTGTACAAACATTTTGAATGTTTTGGAAGTGTAATTTACTTTACTTAGCACACCTTCTACGATTTGAACATAGACCTGACGATTTTGGAGATCGTTGCTCTACTAATTAAGCTAAAGGTGTATACAACAAAAAGAGCCATCTCACATGAAATGACTCTTTGTTATTTGACATATACTAATTTTAATTATATAATATTCATTGCCTTAATTATTTTTCATTCTTGGGTTTTTCGAATCAGGTTTATAATTCATATGTCAAATAATTAAGGTTTTTATCTGATTTAAGAAGGAGCGGTGTTGAAACCGCTCTTTCAATTTATTCCGTAATTTCTTCTACAAGACCATCTGTTGAAGGAATAATATTTTCAATAATATCATCAAAACCAACACCAATAGCAGTAAAATAACTTGGAGAAATTATATTGTCTTTCTGTTCCTCAGAAGTTTTTCCACCATCTTTTGTTGTGTATAATATAGAAGAAACTCTATTATAAAAACATATCTTTGTGTCTTCTATGCTTCCCTCAAATACAATATATCTATCTTCTGTATACTGATAAATATCTGTATTATTAGGGTACATATACTGAATAGAATATGTCTTCTTAAAAATTCTTTTTTTCATATATATTTAAATCTCCTTTAATCTACCATCCATACTGCATGAACCGGTATACACATTCCAGTGTCAATTGCTATAGGAACACTTGCTCCATAATAATCGAAACTTACTGTACCTCCCGGATTGATTGTCATCATCCATCTGTTAGTTGTCCCCAAATGTCCTTCTTGAATTGACCATACATTGCGAGAAGGTCTCATATCATCAGGAATGTTTCTAAACAAACTATCATGATTTGCAAAACTTGTTGAATTTGTTATAATACCCACCAATTCCACAGTTTTGCCAACTCTTCTGATTTTAGGTGCATCAGTAGCAGACCATGCTGATATGCCATATCCACATTCAACCGATTTCCAGCCTGTATCATAAGTTTTTCCATTCATAGTCGAAAGTCCTGTAATATCAACAGAACCATCATTTTTAACAGTGAATCCATGTGCTACTGTTCCAGAACATACTATTCCTGCGGTATCATCAGAGTTACCTATTTTTAATTTTCCATTAGAAATAGGCACATAATTACTATTAATGGCACTCTGCGTTAACGTTCCGTCCGTATTAGTACCTGTTGATGTGTATAATTTAGTTAATCCAGAAGTAGAAGTTGTACCAGTTGAATAAGTAGTATCTTTTGCGTTAATTGTCAAATTTGTTCCAGATAAACTCATGGTAACATTATTACCAGGTACAAAATTAATGGTTGTCTTTGTTGTACCATTCTCACTTAACATAAGAGAATAAGGATTGCCATGATAAGCTATGCTCATATCATAAGTAGTATCAGTCTTCTTATAACCCCAACCTGAAACAGTAGAATCAGTAACGGCAGTTGCACCACTAGTTATACTATTTAACTTGGTTACCATATCTTTTGACATCAGACCATTGGCAGATGTAGTAGCAACAGAAGTAGTAGTTGCATTTACACCATGATCACCTTTATCACCCTTTGCACCAGTAGCACCCTTCATGCTTCCAACATATACCCACTTAGCAGTTGAAGCATTACCAGCAACTGTACATCTATATAAATAAAATGTTGATGTATTCATATACATATCTCCAACAAGAGAAGATGTTAATCCAGAACCACTAAATATAGTAGCAGTAGCTGAAGTACCTGTAATGGCAGTACCATAATTTATAACTGAACCTCTAGTACCATTAGTACCTGCACTACCCTTTGAACCGTTCTTTACTGTAATGGTAGAATTGTCTGAGAATGTATATACATTAGAACCACCATCGACAGTAGAAGTAGTGGTCTGTTTTCCACTTGTAAGAACAGTACCCAAATCAACTACACCAGATGTACCCTTACTTGCTCCGTTCATTTTGATACCTGTGATAGTACCCTTTGCATTCCAAATTGCTTTTTCGCCAGTTGTTACAAGAGATACATCTGTTCCACCACTAACAGCAGTTTTACTTGTGTATGTTGTATCCTTAAAAACAGCATTGGCTGGCACATCAGAATCCACTGTATGTCCATTAACTCTAGTAGCTGTTGTTGCTAAATCAGTTTTTGTACTGAAGCCATCACATTTCAATTTTACAGTATTGCCATTTTCCCACTGTGCATATAAAGGATAACTTGTGCCATAAGTTTCTGTTGTACTCCCTTGTTTATAAGTCTGTAGCTTTGATGCCATAGTAGCAGAATCTGTGCTCTGTGCTTTGCTATAAGGCAAGTCAGCCCATTTACTAGTGCCATTACCTACCTTGAATTTATTTACGTCTGAAGAGTAAGCTATTTCACCATTTAATAAAACAGGATTCTTACTTTTCCAGTTATTTTCAGTATTTGTTGCGTTTTTAAATCTTGTTTTTAAAGTTTTCTCGCCCATGAAATTCTCCTTTCAAAATTATTTTTAGATACGGTCTTTAAGACTCTATCTTTTATCAAAAAGACCGTAATCCAAAAATTCTTTATTAAAATAGAAAATTAGATAGAGCCATCTAAAATTAAAGTATCACCTGCATTAAGTGATAATTTTGTTGCATCTAATGATGTAACTTCTAATGCAACGTTAGCAGTACCATTAAATGATTTTGCTGTGGCTGTTGCACCACCAGTTATTGATAAATTTCTAGCAGTTGTTAACTGACCAGCTTTTGTAGCTGAAGTAGCTGAACCAGCAGAAGTTGCATAATCTGCATTTGTTGCCTTATCAGCAGAGGTTGCCTTACCAGATAAATTTCCCTTAAATGTTGTAGCTTTAAGAGTTCCTGTTGAAGGTTGAACTGAAAAAGAAGTGCCAGTAAATACACTATCTGTAACAGTTTCAGGAGAAAATCCTTCAGTGCCACTATTTGAAGAACCCCAAACAAGAGGTCTCCAATTCGTATAATCCGAATCTTTAACTGCTGTCTGAGTTACTTTTGTATCAGTATTGCTATCTGTGTTAATATCACCAACTAAATTATAGCTAGTTCCGTCATAAACAAATTCATAAGTTCTATTTGCTGCCAATAAGCCTGCATAAATGGCACTACCTCTATAATAAATAGGTTTAGCACCCGTACCATTAACATTTAATGTTGGGCTTGCTACTGTATTTGTTACAGTAAATTTAATAGTAATTCTTGCACCTACTGTTAATGTAAATCCTGTTAAAGCAGCAGTTTTTGCAGCAGTTGCAGCAGCAGTAGAACAAACACCATAATGTGTTATAGCGGATGAGCCATCAAAGTTTACACCGTCAATTGCTCTAGCTGTTGTTAACTTGGCAACATCGCCAGGTTTTGAAGGTAATGTAACTCTAGTTGAGCTTTTGTCTGTGATATGACCCTGTGCATCATAAGTTACAGAAGGAATAGTGATTGAACCACCAAATCCAATAGCTCCTGAACTACCACTAACAGTTCCAGCTGTAACTGCATTAGTATGTTTAAAAGTTGTTCCATCTAGTTTTATTCCGTCACTAGCAGTATATTTAGTATCTGACCCAGGAATTCCCAAACCAGTAATATCTGCTTTTGTAACAGCAGTTGCGCTTGTTACGTGTCCTTCTGCGTTTGTAGTAATCTTATAAAATCCTGAATCAAATTTAGAGCCTTTATTAGTTACAGCATGAGCATAAGCTTTCGCACCATAGTCACCACGATAAGCAGTAGAAGAAGTTTCTCCTAATGCAATTGTTTCTGAAATAACAGTATAAGCAGAACCACTCCAACGGTAGGTCTTATTATTGCTTAAATCAACATAAATCTTTCCAGTTTCACCTGTGTAGGCATTAGAATAAACTTTGTTAGTAGAATCATAAGATTTATAAAATTTTCCATCTGATGATAAATAGCCTTCAAGGACATCATCTACGAAGCTTGGAAGGTTTGCGGATGCGATAACACCATTAATAGCAGAAGCATTAACTGAAGTAATATCGCCAGCAACGTGTTTATGTGAACTTGCGGCTTTAGTTGATAACTTTGTATCTACTTCTGATTCAGTATAATATCTCTCATCATGTGTATGTGAAGCACTTGCTGCTCCTACATCACTTGCTGTTAAACTAATATCTGCTGACAAAGCTTTTTTATTAATAGTTCTAGTTGTTGGAACTTTACCACTCAACGCAGAATTAATAACTTTGTTCTGAACTGGATTTGTAGAATCTGCACTTAAAGCACTATCAACTATAGTTTTATTTGCACCTGTTGCAATGCCATCTAATTTAGATTTCAGTTCAGTAGTAAATGAAGCAGTAGTTGCATCAAGAACTGACTTGTTACTATGACTATGAGATGCATTTGTAATTAAAGTCTGAACTTCTCCTGGTGTCAGAGTAGCATAAGGTAAATCACCATAAGTGGTAACGCCGTCACCAATTTTAATTTTTCTTGTATCTGTTTCAACAACAAATTCACCCTTCATAGGTTTAAAATTATCTTTTACAGTTTCCCAATCTTTGGCAAGTTTGTTATTTAGTATAATTCGTGTTTTTAATGTTTTGTCAGCCATTAATTTCCCTTTCTTAGAACAATCTTAGAACAGCTTATGTTGTTCCATCTATAATTTTTATGTCTTCGTAATTACTGCCGACAACATAATAATGTAAATTTTGACTATCCCATCTATATGTTTTATTCTCTGTTGTGTCAATATATAAAGAATGGGAGTCACCTATTGTCGGAAATTTTAAATAGGATTCTTCACAAATAACAACATCGTTAACTGCGTCTCCTATTTTGCTTTTGATATATTCCTTAATATCCTTATCGTAATATTGAAGACCATCTAATCCTATATATTTAATTTCCATCTATTTGTTACCTCATTATTAAAATAAGTGGAGACTTTGACATCTCCACTTATTAATATTGTCAAATAAATTATTTAACGGTGTTAAACATAGCCTTAATTTCGTCTTCAGTTGCAGCAACATAACTTACATTTTCAAGAGCTTCAACTCTAGTTGTAAGACCATCAACACCTGCCTGAGCAGTATCAGCTGCTGTCTTAGCTTCAGCAATTGCCTTAGCAGTAGCACCACCTTCAGCAAGAGATGCCTTTACATTAGCAACATCAGTTCTT